TTAATTAAATAAAGAACGGAACTCATCAAAATCTTCCTGCGAAGCAAAATATTTGATCTCGAATACGATGTATTTATCAGGAAGACTTACTTTAAATTGATTTTCTTCATCATCGTCTTTTATATAGTTGATGTCGGAAATAAGGAAAGAGTTATATTCGATTTTGTTTTTATTTACCTCAGGATATGTTACCCGTCCTTTATCTACAGTAACGGTTCCTCCCTGTGCAGCCAATACCCGTGCCTTGCGTATACTGAAGAATGTCATTAAAAGCAGCAGCGCCCCACAAATAATCAAAATCGTAGACAAGACTTCCGGAGAGAGGATGACAGCCCGTCTGATACGTAATCCAAAAGGATAAATCAAGGGCACGATAACCATACCTATTCCAAATGCCAGGCTTGACCATTGATTGGTTAATGCACTTTTGGGAGTGTAACTAAAAGTTTTATGCACACTCTGAAATTTTTCGGTTGTTTTTGTTGTTTCCATACTATTTATATTTAAAATGTTGATGTAATCAGCGCATCTGCTATCAGGATATTTTCTGAAATACAAGAAATTTTCTGTAATGTGGCTCTTGCTTCTGTCATGTTCCGGCTTTTCGTTTGTGAAGTTATCCATTTCTTTACCTCCGGAAATACGGTATATTCCGTAACTTCCCAATCTGGAATACGATATCGGATAAGTGTGTCAAATACAAAATCACGAACACCGTTTTTCATCATAATTTCACTCAACCGCTTCATAGTCATTTTTTCGCAATTGAGAAGCACGCAGCCCGAATATACGGAGAGCATATCGGAAGATTTAATTGTACCATGTTCAATGCATTTGATTGCTGCTTCTGTCAGAGGCAAAAGCATATTGCTTTTCAGATAACGTTCACCTCGTCCCATAGCATATCCGGCATGAAGAGCCTGAATCATGCAAACCAGAAATGTTTCGCTCATTTCTTCCAACAGGTGTACGTTTTCCGTCAGATTTTTAGTCGGTTTACCTATGCGGATATTCTTCTCCAATTGTTTGATGCAATCTCTTTTTATAAGTGCATACTGGAAGTTTTCAACCATTATCTTCCGATAGTTCTGCCAAGTGATTTTCTGGTCGCGGGTACGGGCAAATGTAATTTCCATATAACCGCCCGATGCGGATGCTACGATTTCCATCTCTCCACTGCGGGTAGTCATATCCGCCTTTTGGGACCATAAGGTTCCGTCTATCGTAATTTTATAGTCGAACAGTCCGGTGGGAGCAGGCAAGGAAGAGATAGACTTTTTGTTCTTAGCCACCCATAAATATATGACAGAAATATTATAAACATTTTCTTCGTTTCGGATAGCTGTTACTCCTGCTTTGTCCCAAATAAGAAAACTTCGTTTATCATATTGTACCATCTTACCGTTATCGTCCTGCATATTCCGATGGGTAAATACGACTTTCTCTCTGCCGAAAATATTCACCATTGTTGTATATGACAAGGGCAGGCTGATTTTTTGACCGTTAATTTTTAATATGCCTTCGGTTATTTCCACTCCATCTGTTACCGACAGAGTGGAACACTCCTTTGGAGTAATTTTCTCCACCGGCTGTTGCCCGGTAATCTGTGTTTTCACATATGGTGGAGCAAGCATTAGGCTAACATCTTCCGATACAGGTGGCAATAAATAGTCTATGTTTGGATAGGGATTCGGGTAATTAAGCCAATATCCTAATTTTTTCGGACGGCTTGCCATACGAAGAAAATTCCATAAATCTTCCGGCAAGCTGAGTATGTCATCAGTGTGTTGGTGTGTATTTACTACAATAGTACCGTCAGGCAACGCATGAAGGGCCTTGAATGATTCGCTGCCAAACACGCCGGGGCGGATACGCAAAACTTCATCCGTGCTCCAGTTCCAAAGGCGTGCATAATCGGAACGGTTTCCGTTCGTGTAGTGGTCTCCCTCTATCAGTATCCAGTCCTCGTAAAATATACGCAATCTGAATAAACCGTCACCGATGTGATGCAATGGAGCGATACGGCATCTTTGTGTTGCCATATCAAGGTCGAGCAATCCCGGTTCCAGCCATATTCCGCTATTGTTACTTACTGTATATTCATGCAGCAAAAGAAGGCGTGTTGTATTCGGTACAGGGCTGCTGCCAGTATAGAATGTTTCATAGCCGGACATGGAAAATGGCATAGTTATATATTTCCCATTATCATCATATCGGATAATTTTTGATTGGCTGTATTCCCCCATTACTATATATAACGTTCCCTTTCCATCTATCCCGAAGCTGGGAGCATATATCAAACCTTCCGGTAAAATAATTCGACTTACATATTTTACTCCTTGTTCTGTCATTGTGTGAACAATAGCACTATGGACATCCCCCAAACAAAGATAATGTCCGCACCACTGGAATTCATATTTATCGTAAACACTCAAATCACACACACGCGGCCATTTCTCTGCTTCCAAAGGATTCTTTCCGGCAACGGGCATTTTATGGGGCACAGAACGAAACGTATATTGAAGATTGAACGAAAAAGACTTTAAACCTATTGATATACAAAAGGTTGTGCAAGATATGAGTGGATGGCTCTGCAAAACGAAACGTTTACGTGGTTTAATTTGCAGCTACATTTAGGTGCTTTTTAGGCATACAGATTTGCAGATAAGTTTAATTGGGTTTACATAGGGCTTACATGGTTGATTCGGGTGGGGGAGTGCATGGCAGCTGCGGCTGCTTTTTTTGTGCCTGATTATTTGATATAATACTACTTAAATTATTCCATATAATGGTTATTTGGTATATTTGTGCCAAAATATAATTAGCTATGGCAAAGGTAATACATGTGCATTTGACGCACGGAATAGATGGAACAAAGCGGAAAGATTGGTATTTCAGCAGCATTTCGGCGGTTTATACGGTTTTTACAGCTGAACAGGTGGGTGCAACGAAGAATTATTTGCTGCATGCAGGATTATCTGGGAATGGCACTATATGCACCAAAAAGGCTATAATAAAGCAATCTACGCTCATTTCTTGTGGGCGTAGTGGAAATAATCAGATGAATAATAAACGGCTAAAAACGCAATAAAAGCGGCTTTAGAATAATCCGGTGTGGGGAGGTGGTTATACCTCCCCTTTTTTGTGCTTAAATGGGTCTTTTTTGATGCAGGATATTCAGGTGGATATTCAAAGTGGATATTCACTTTTATAGAACTGGATATTCAAAATAGGGTTTTGGCGGTGTGCGATACAGATATGCTAAAATACCACAATTTTAAAAATACCCCTTGTTTTTTATTTGATAGCCCCCCCCTAAAAACTTATCATTTTTCACATTTTACTTTTTAAATGCCCCAATATCAGTGCCTTTACGCCCTTATATAATGGTAGGGGAGGGGGATTGCTTGGGAGGGGGACATCATGGGGGATAATAGGGGGGACGCTTCGTTTCCCATCACCGGTGTATGGTAACAGTAAATCCGCCTACCCGACATTTGCAGTACCGGAAATGGACGCATCCGATACATGTTTTTCCTTTTCGATTGTCATTTGCCGGATTCGTTCCTCTAAGCGTCCGATTTCTCTATCTTGTTCCCTGATGATTTCTTCTTTTTCGCGAATTAAGGCAAGGAGAGAGGAGAGTTCCGGGGTTTGAGGCTTGTTTGAGGCGGGTGTATCCGTATGAAACATTTCTCCTTCACCCATAATAACCCATTCTATATTAATATTAGGGTATGATAATTTCATACGACGAAGTAGGTCGATAGATAATTTCTTCCTCCCGGCTTTTATATCGCTAATCCCTGCTTTATTGGTTTGTAAATTGGCTGCAACTTGTACATAGTCGGCAATCACACCTTTAGCCTTCAATTCGTCGATTATGCTTATAAATCTGAGATTTTCATCCATATTTGGTTTCGAGTATGAAAAATTACACTAAAACACTTTGAAGTATGAGATATTCATACTATCTTTGTGGCGTGTTCAAAAAAGAACACCGCGCCAAAGATACAAAAAAGGCGTGTGATTAGCGAATTTTAAGTATAAGATTATGAAAGAGACATTATTGATGAAAGTAAATCCCAAGACGCTGGATAACCTGATGAACGAATTAACCAGTGCCATTATTCAGATGAAAGATGTAGAACCAGTGCAGAATTCAAGATTTAAAGATGAGGTCTATACAATGTGTGTTTGTTTTCAAGCAGAGCTGCTGAAGACCATTCGGAACGTGGAATTAATGAATCAAGCAAGTAAAGATACTCAGGATAACCCAGCGTGACGACCCAGAAGGCGTTAAGAGACGGGTGACGGTGTGGAAAGACACACGGGAGTGCATGGTTCTTGCGCCGGGGTTCGATTCCCCGGACTCCCTCCAATATTAATCATTAAAATAAGTGAGATATGAACAAGAGGTACATTCACATTACGAAAGCTGACCGCGACTTTATCGCAAAGGCGCTCAACGTGACAGAGAAGACTGTTTATAACGCTATCCGGTTTGATGACCGTCGTGGCAACTCCGAACTTTCTGCAAAGATCCGTAAGTTGGCCATGGACCGTGGCGGTATTGTGATGGTTGTTATTCCGGAGGTGGAAGTTTTTCACGACTATGACAAAGTGTCCCGCCTATATTGTCCTAATGGTGCTCTTATAGAGCTTGACCGTAAGGATGGTAGCGGTCAGGTAATATTCAAAGGAGAAACTGTGAAGACTTACGAGCATGTAATGGTTTCGGAAATTGACCACATAAAAGCGTTTGCATCTGCATTGAGATAGGAGGTGGCTATGTTGGTGTATTACGGTAACATACAGTGTATTTCTGCACGCGAGCTCATTGATGGCGGCTATATCACCGAATCCTGTTATAGGAACTGGGTGAACCGTGGCCGTATTAAGGTGGTGCGTCGTGGTGGAGGTGCTGCTGGAAATTGCGCGTTGGTCGCCCTCAATAGTCTGCCTACCGAGTGTCTGGAGCGGGTGAAGGAAGACAACCCCGGAGGAACAGAGCAGGCACTCCGCCACTGGATACTATCAAACTATGTGCTGGATCAGGCTGCAGTAGCTTATTTCTTGGATTGGGCCTCCCATTCTTCCAGCAACAGAGCTACAGACGAACTTGCCCGGAAATATGCGGTGAATGCTTCAGTTCTGAATACTTGTATCAAGCTTTATAACAGAAGCAATGATTACCGCAAACTGATGGGTGAAAAATATAACTGGGACATGATGGCCACTACCATCGAGACCCTACGCGAAGATTTTGGGCACGACCTTCCTGCCAGTACCCTGCGCTTCCGTAAGAAAGTGAACGAATACAAGCAGTACGGTTACGAATGTCTGATAACCGGAAAATTCGGCAACCAGAACAAACGGAAGGTGACTCATATGGACGAACGCCTGGTGATGAGTTTGAAAGTACTTCCCAACCAACCATACGGCAGCGATGTGCATGAAATGTATCTGTCATTTGTATGCGGTGAGCTGGAAGTATGGGATCTGGAAACAGGAGAGATATTCAACCCGGAAAACTTTACGGACAAGAACGGGGAGCCGAAAGAACTGAGCGAAAGCACAATCCGGAACATTCTGAACAACCCGGCAAACCAGCTGCTGATAGAGAAAGCCTTGCGTGGGCGTATGGAGTTCTATCATGAGCAAATGCCTTACATGCATCGTCATGGCGGTGATTTCTCTCTGTCACAAATTACGATGGATGACGTGGATTTGCCGCGCCGAATGAAAGGCGGTGAGTATGTGCATGCCTATTATGCCTATGATGTGGTGAGCCATTGCCGTATCGGGCTGGCCTACGGACGGGATAAGGATGATGCCTTGGTAGTGGACTGTTTCCGTGATATGTTCCGGCTCATCGAACGCAACGGATGGGGTATTCCCGCCGGTATAGAGGTGGAACAGCACTTGATGAGCAAGTATAAAGAAGGATTCCTGAAGGCAGGTGAGGTATTTAAGTTTGTGCATTTCTGTGCCCCACAGAACTCACAGGAGAAATATGCTGAAGCTTTGAACGGTGCGTTCAAGACAACCATAGCACATAAGAACCATGAAGCCATTGGCCGCTGGCATAACAAAGGCGCACGGCGGGTGGATCAGAAGAAAGTGAGCGATAGCAGCAACCACACCTGGGAAGACAGAAAGTATTATACGTTTGAAGAGCTTGTGGCGGATGACCGTCGCGATTGTGGAGAATGGAACAATACGCTTCACCCCAACCAAAAGAAATATCCCGGAATGACCCGTTGGGATGTGCTCGTAGCTAAAATCAATCCGACCCTTCGACCACTTGATAAACTGACCTTGAGCAGATATATCGGAGAAAAGGTAGATACCAGTATTCGTAGAAATTCCACAGTACGTGTGGCAAATGCGGACTGGTGGCTGAGCGGTCCGGAAGTGCTGGAGCAGCTGGAACCAAACAACCGCAAGGTGACGGCCTACTACCTGCCGGATGAAGAGGGTAAGCCTACGGATGTTTTCCTGTACCAGAACGACCGCTACCTTGACAAGGTTCGTCCGGTAGTGACTTACAACCGGGTGATGGCAGAACAGACCGAAGAAGACCGGGCTGCCTATACAGAGCAGGCTAAGATTGTAAGTCATTTCAGCAAATACCTCAAAGACCACGCCATCGGAAAGGTGGGCACCGGTACACTCGATCAGCCAACGGATGATCCGGAAGAGGAACTGGAACTTCCCCCGGTGGAACTATCCGATGATTTGCCAGCCGATTTGTCGGCAGATCCGGAATCTGATTATGAATGGCACTCCAGAATAAGCGAGGCAATGAGAGCCATCAGTGATATGTAAGAACAGAATTAGAACAACATTAAAACAGCGTTAGAATTATGATTATAGAAGCGCAAAAACAGAAGATTATAGCAGCGATAGCCGGCAACCGTGTGAACTATCCCAGTGATGCCAAGCATGCTGCCTCTTTGGGCATCAGTACGTCTGTGTACAGTGCAATCAAGAACGGACAGACAGACAAAGCCCTGAGCGATGCCAACTGGATAAGCATTGCCCGCAAATTAGGGGTAAACCTCCGTGGTGAAATGGAATGGAAAGCAGCCAAGACCCCGACCTTTGAATATATCACTGCTCAGCTGGAGTTCTCGCAGCAGTCCAGCCTGTCGGGTATCCTGTGCGACATGCCCAATATCGGCAAGACTTTCACGGCACGCTATTATGTGCAGAGCCACAAGAATGCCGTTTATATCGACTGCTCGCAGGTAAAGACCAAATTGAAGCTGGTACGCAAGATTGCGGCAGAGTTTGGTGTGGACAGCAAGGGAAAGTATTCTGATGTGTATGAAGATCTGGTATATTACCTCCGTTCCATGGAAACCCCGCTTATCATCCTCGATGAAGCAGGCGACCTGCAGTATGAAGCTTTCCTTGAACTGAAGGCCTTGTGGAATGCCACTGAACGCTGCTGCGCCTGGTATATGATGGGGGCAGACGGATTGAAAGAAAAAATCAACCGCTCCATAGAATGCAAGAAGGTGGGCTATACCGAAATGTTGAGCCGTTATGGTGACCGGTACAGCAAGGTGACTCCGGATGATGGTAAGGAGCGTGAACAGTTCTTGAACAACCAGGCACGTATTGTGGCCAAGGTGAATGCCCCTGCAGGTGCTGATATAGCCCAGATTGTACGGAAGACACGCGGTGGTTTGAGAAGAGTTTATACCGAGATTGAGAAACTTAAAATGACTGCAGAATAATGAAGCGTGCATACAGTCCGAAGGAAATAGCCGCCAAAAAATGGGTCACTCTGCCATGGGATGAGAAATGGAGCAAACCTTTTGGATTCCCGGCAGAGAATGCTTCGTGGTTCATCAGCGGTGCCAGTGCCAGCGGGAAGAGCAGCTTTGTGATGCAACTTGGCAAGGAACTGTGTAAATATGGAACGGTGCTGTACATGAGTTACGAAGAGAAAATCAACCAAAGCTTCCAACGGCGTATGGGTTATTTGAAGATGAATGAGGTGCAGGGCAAGTTTCGCGTGGTGACAGAAGGTAGCCTGGAGGAAGTGGTTGCCCGACTGAAAAAGCCGAAAAGCCCGAAGTTCATCATCATCGATTCCTTCCAGGTGGCCGGATGGGACTATCCGCAGGCTGTGGAACTGATGGAAACCTTTCCGAAGAAATGTTTCATCTGGATCAGCCAGGAAAAGAAAAGCCAGCCGATGGGTGGCGGTGCGTTGCGGCTAAGATACATCAGTGATATGAAGATCCGGGTGGTCGGATATAAAGCTTATTGCCAAGGTCGCTCCATTGGAGACCCGGGAAGCTATTATGTGGTATGGGAAGACGGAATCATTCAAACAAGTAATAATTTACCAAAGTGATTATGGATAATAACGAAAAGGCTTTTGAAAGCTACACCGGAACGGAAGTGTTCCAAATATTGATGGACGGAAATACCAGCCGGGCAGTATTGGATGACTGGCTGGAGCGAAACATCCAAAGTGACCTGAAGGTGAGAAGAGCGAAAACGCCCGGTCATGTCGTAATAGAAACGGGTGATGTCTTGTTTGCACGTAATGTGCTGATATGGAATCCAAGTTGTAAAGTCAACATCAAAAAGAAGTGATATGGGAAAAGACAAAGTTTACATCAGTGGGGCAATAGCCCACTACAATATCGATGAGCGCAAAGGTGCGTTCCTCGATGCTGAAAACAGATTGCGTGCTATGGGGTTCAATCCGGTGAATCCATTCAGAAACGGACTACCGGATGAAGCGCACTGGAGAGAGCACATGCGGGCGGATATACGCTTGTTGCTGGATTGTGAGTATATCTATATGCTGAAGGACTGGGAACTGAGCAAAGGTGCTAAACTGGAGCTTGATGTGGCCAGTTCGTGTGGCATTAAAGTATTGTTTGAATAACCTTTAAATTGTAGAATTATGAATGATATTGAAAAAGTTTTCCGTGGACTGGGTAGAACCAAGAAAGTTGAGTTTGTCTCTGAAAATATTGAATACGCATCCGCACATGCTGTTGCGGAGTATGTAAAAGGCTATCTGTTTGATGTGCTAAATGATCTTGGCGATGACGATTATGTGGCATCGTATTTAAAAGACAAGGGATATGAAGTAACGAAGAAGGATACTGATAAGTGAAAATGATATGGCACAGGAAGTAACTAATTTCGCCCGGTTCTATGCATTGTTCAACAAGCTGCCCTGTACAGGAGACCGGGAAGAATTCAAGAAAAGCATTGTGCTGCAGTACACGTGGAACCGGACGGACAGTCTGAAGGAAATGACGGCCAAGGAGTATGAAGCCTGTTGTACTGCTCTGGAGAAACTGAGCGGACAAGACGAATGGCGGCAGAAGCTGCGTGAGGAGCTGCGGCGGAAACGGAGTCTCTGTCTGAACCTGATGCAGAAGCTGGGTATAGATACATCCGACTGGGCACGAATCAATGACTTCTGCAGTAATCCCCGAATAGTCGGCAAGGCGTTCAGACAGATTACGGTGGACGAACTGGATGAACTGGCGGTAAAGCTTCGGTCCATACAACGGAAAGGCGGCTTGAAGCCAAAGAAAGAAAAGCAAACGATTAACCCCATGAGCATGGTATCACTCATTCAGATTGACCCTGATGCTCCGGCAAACTGATAGGATATGGAAAATAGAAACACAAAGATTTTAGAGAATCTGAAAAAGGAAATCAACCTGCTTGCCTCTGATATGGAGAAGCAGGATGCAGCCGAGTTTTATAGCGAACTGGCTGATTGGGCATACGCCAACGGAGAGGCCATGCTGATGGAAGACGAACCTGAAATGCAGGATTATGAAAACCAATAACCCCAAAAAACAAGAATCATGGAAGAAATGAAACAAACGACCGTGGTAATGACGGCAGAGGAGAAGGCGGAATTTGAAGCCTTCCAGAGAGAAAAAGCAAAGAAAGCGGCAGAGGAAAAAGCCAAGAATGACCGCGAAATGTACAAACAGATGGTGGATGAGGAGATAGCCAACTCCATTCCGGTACTGCTGGGCATCAGTGAGCAGATCAAGGCAAGCAAGCAGACTGTGATGGACAACTTCAAAACCATTCTGGAAATGAAGGCAGACCTTTTCAAGACCAAGGTGAAGGATGACCAGCGCAGCCATACCTTTACTAACAGTGAAGGCGACAAACGAATCACGCTGGGTGTGTATGTGACCGACGGTTACCGTGACACGGTGGAAGACGGTATAGCCATTGTGAAGGAATATATTGAAGGCTTGGCCAAAGATGAAAAGACCAAGGCACTGGTGAGTATGGTGCTTCGTCTGTTGGCCCGTGATGCAAAGGGTACGCTGAAGGCTTCACGCATTGTGCAGCTTCGCAAAGTGGCCATGGAAACCGGAGATGAACGTTTCATTGAAGGTGTACGCATCATTGAGGAAGCCTACCAGCCGGAGGTGAGCAAACAGTTCATCCGTGCTGAAATCAAGAACGAAAACGGAATGTGGAAACCTATTCCGCTGGGAATGACAGAATCTTAATATGAATTGATATGATACAGAATATAGAAAAGCCCTCTAAAGTAGCCTTGTGCCGTGTATGTCACGGCACAGGCCGCATAAAAACAGGTGATTATTCCACTTTTCCGACCTATGGTGTTTGCCCCCAGTGTGAAGGAAGTGGTCGGGTAACGGTAAGTGCAAAAATGACGCTTGACATCCGTCCCTATAAACCTAAAGTAAAACCGTCTATGAACGATTAAACCTATATGGGAAAGCGGCACGGAGTTAGTTATCAGAAGCGTGTAGTAGAAGTAAACAGGATATATGACCATTATGCCAGTCACGGCGTACCGAACCGTGAAATATGGCGGCGGTACATATATCCTGTGTATGCTATTAGTGAGCGTACATTCTACAATATGCTTAAGGCGTCCGCAGACCCTAAAAATGATTTGCCGGACGATACGGTACAATTGAAATTTAACTTTGACTGGGAATGAACGAAGACGTAAAAAAAGTAGTGGCCCGGATACTGAAAGACATTCAGGTGGAAATGAGCGATGAGTTTGACAAGAACTTTGAGCGGCAGGCTTTTTTCAGTGAGAAATGGCAGCGGCGGAAAAGTCCCATCCGGGATGAAGGCAGAGCCATACTGACAGATACCGGGGCACTTCGGAAAAGTATCGGAAGCCGGACGACGGAAAACAGCATCACGTTCTTTACTACTCTTCCCTATGCGGCCATTCATAATGATGGCGGTGAAATAGTGGTGACTGGGCGGATGAAGCGCTTCTTCTGGCACAAGTATTATGAGGCCACCGGGGCGTTTGGAAGAAGGAAAGACGGCAGACTGCGGAAAGACAAACGAAACGCCCGGCTTGATACAGAAGCCGATTTTTGGATGTTCATGGCTTTAAAGAAAGCAGGAAGCACCATCAAGATACCCCGTCGCCGTTTTCTCGGCACATCGCCTGAAGTGGAAAAAGCCGTCCGTGAGATTGTAGAAGAGAACCTAACAGAGTATTTCACCATTGAATATAATATTATAAGAAAATGAGAAAAGAACTTTATCAGTTGCTTTGCCGGGAGCTGAAGACCATTGGCCTTATCAAGCACATAGACCTGTGGAATCACAACGTGGAATTCATCGAGCAGGAAGAGAACTGGGAGCGTCCGGCTGTCTTTGTGGAATTCTGCCCTATACAGTGGAACGCGATTGTTCCCGGTGTGGAGTACCGGGCAGAACCTTTGATTAAACTGCACATCGTGACGGACTGGGAAGGTTCGAGCGCTGAGGGCAGCGAGCTGCAGGAAGATGCGCTGAAGGTGTTTGACCTGCCAGGACTGATTCATGCACGGCTTGCCGGACTGAGCGGGGAAACCTTTTTGGAGCTGGATCTGGTGGAGAGCGATACCAATCACAACCATGAGGATATTGTGGAAAGTATCGAGGTGTACCAGTGTGTGGCCATCAAGCGGCTGTAATGACCGCCTGTATTAAACAGAAAAAGCCGTGGACGTATAAATTACCGTCTGCGGCTTTTCTGTTCAATACAGGCAAAGTAAACGCCATCAGGCAGCCTCATTCTTATAAAGCATCATATCTGTGTAAGAAGAGTTGTAATTCATGTGAGCATTGAATTCTACCTTTGTGCAGTTTTCAAAAGGATTACCCAAATCCCTATTTTTACCTATCCATTCGCACAACTCCAGAATTGAAGATTTGTTGGAAGTGAAATATACGTATGAATGCCCCTTCAGTACATTCAGCACATCCAGGTAGTCGGCCATATTCCAGTACATGTTATAGGTTCCTACGTCAGTGGACAGATAGGGCGGATCAACAAGAAATACTACCCCAGGAATATCTTTATACCGGTTGAACACTTCCTTGTAATCGCAGGATACGATTTCCAACCCTTCAAGATAGTCCGTACATTCCGGGTATCCGGTCTTACGTATGTTGTTGTATAAAGCTTCCTTCCGCATATCCTGAACAGACAGTTTGTATTTCATGGAAAACAAAAGAGAGGAGGAGATGGTAATGAAATCCACATATCCGGTGGTATTCTCTTCCTGCTCGATGCGGCTGAATATTCGTTCACGCAGTTCTCCTTTAATGATTTTATGACGTGCTACGGAATTTCCTACCATTTCGCGAATGTCAGCAAGCAACAGGTTCGTTTGCGGAATATGCTTCATGCGGAAGCGGTAGTTATCGAAGTCATTATAGATAACAGTAGAGTGGGGCTTGAGGAATTTGGTAATGTGAGACAACAATCCGGAGCCACCGAATAGGTCAACAAACAATGTTCCATCCGGATATTGCTCCAGCACTTTCATGAATTCCTTGGCAAACATGCGCTTTTGCCCGACAAATGGGAGAGGGGCTGACAGATACATCTTTCTCATACGTTCAATTCAAATTTTACATTTTCATTGCCGGCAAGCAGCTCTTCTGTTTTGTCGATGTTGTTTTCGTAAATATGCACATTCCCCAGATTCAGAGTGATGGATTTTAGCGGCAACTCAATCTGCCTTGATATTAGGTACAAATGATAAATATCTGCCGGCAGTCCTAAATTCGCATCACTGCTTCGCTGATAGGCGGTCATGACCAGTTCTCCTTGCTCTATCTGGAACTGAACAAGACTAAGGCATGGAGCCTGGTTACTTTCCGTTCCAGTAGATCCGAGAAACAATATATAGTTCTTGCTGTTCCTTTTTTCCCTGTTTATGCGTTCGATGAGTGGCGGCAGTTTTTCAAAATAAGTTGGGTAGCTGTTCACAAGGATAGAGCCGCAGTAGTCCCACCAGTTGATGCCGACTTCCCTGTATTTTTCCACGTTGCGCTCCCCTCTCATAAACAGTTGTAACTCGTTTTTTAACTTCTTCCGCGCTATGGTATGCCCTTCGAATATATCAAGAAGGTCGGCAGGGAGCAGCGTCAGCTGTTCATTCAGCAGGTAGCGGATATTCCCTTTCTTATTGCTTTGCATCTTTCCGGACGAAAGCACCTTGCCTAAGATTTGATAATACTTGTTCATGATATGAATGTTATTTATTGCGATACAAAGGTAGGGTAGGGGAGTTTGCCTTTAGTGGGAGGAAGTCCTGATTACACTGCACACAAATTGCAGTCGGTTTTAAAACGCCTGATCAGGTCATATACCTTTCGCTCGCTGATGCCATATCGTAGGGAAAGCGTTGCTACGATATAAGACACTTTTTCACCATTGGTATGCAACTTGTTATATTCATTATATAGTTCTATATATTGCACATCATCAGGTCGTATGCCCATGTGATGGCAAGTTTTTAAAAGTTCCCTGTTCAATTTTAGTATCTCAATTACTTTCATATCCAGTTAAATTTCGTACATTTGCACTGTCTCACTTATCATTGCGCAGAATAGCGCTTACATAAAAAAGCCTCTTACCGGCGAACGAGGGTATCTGCCCCCGGTCGTGCCGGTAAGAGGTGCTTTATGTTTAAATGGTAAGTGAGACGACTATTTAACAGGCCGGGGGCTTTTTTTATCCCTCCCCGAAGGGATTGTCAATCATTCAATCCGATACAAATCCAAGTTGAATACATCTTTCCTTTTCCATCCTTCAGCCAGTGTGTTTTGGATGTGTCTGACCGCTTGAATGTAGAAGTCCTTCAGTTCATCCAACTTTTCAAAGGTATGGTATTCGGGCTGTTCATCCGAACCGAATTTGAATGTAACCGGAAGGGTCTCTCCACCCGTCTGAACGGCCAAATCGTATGCTGCCTTATAGTTGTACTGGTTTTCTGTAGAAAGCCATACAGGGGCATCCTTATACACGAATCCGGATAGGATAGCTGCATCAGTCTGGCTGTTATACCAGGACATAACCAATGTGCGGATTTCCTCATCAGTGGGCTTATGCCAGAACTCCTCTTCCATGTAGGAGGCAGAGCCGTTCTCTTTTTCCTGCACATCCCAGCGGATGCGCCATTTGTCTTTAACCGGGTTCGTGCATTCCATCAGCGACACACCGGCACTTCCTTCAACTCTTCTCATGTAAACACGTATTTGGTTCTACCTTTGCCGAAGGTCTCTGTCTTGATGGTCGTTTCAAACGGGAAACCATCCGGCATTTCCTTTACTTGTGCGAGAATATTCTTCATTTCCTCGCTGTTGGTGAAGAATTTCTTTGCCTCGCCGTTCACTTCGATGGCCACAATACAGCGGTCTTCTCCCTGCTCGGTCTTGATACCGGTTTCGAAGTCCTTCACTACAATCGGTAAGTTTACCAGTTCCCGGATGCTTACCACCACTCCGGGAAATCGCTTCTTGCCGTCCTCCGGCTTGTAAGCGACATTCAAGTCTTTAAAACTTCTCATTTCTTTGCCTGTTAATTTTTTAAACAACTTATTACAGTCGGCGTGTTTCGTCATGCCGTAGAAACTGGCAATCAGTTCCCGCCGTCTTTTTCTCGATTTTACCTCGTGCATCTTCCGGGCAAACTTCTGCTTGATACGTTTCCGCAATCTTACATAGTCAGGACGGATGACATAGCCAAGGAAATCAATGCCTTCTTCTACAGGAAACACCCGTTCACTCGGCTTAATTTCCAAGTCTATTTTCTCCATTTGCCCGTGAATAACATCACGAATCTTCCACAATTCCGCTTTCGTTTTACCGAGTACCAGTCCGTCATCGCAATAGCGATAGTAATAACGAACCCCGTACTTATCCTTCAGATAGTGGTCTAAAAATACAGACAGAAGCAGGTTCCCTGCTCCTTGCGAACTGCGCAGTCCGAAGCTGATACCTTCCGGCAGCAATGTCACGAACCGCTCCAGCAGCACCAACAACCTTTCGTCCTTGAATATCCTGTGGAAGCACCACATCACAAAATCCTGCCGCACATTGTCATAGAACCTGCGGATGTCAAACTTGTAGGCATACATCGTGCTTCCTGGGTCTTTTTGCAAATCGGTACGTATGCAGTTCATCAGATCATGGGTGCCACGTCGTTTAATGCTGGCTCCGGTAGTCCGGATATAGCGTTTCTGCAGGTGACGGTCCACCACGTTCATTACGGCATATACTGCGATGCGGTCATACATGGATAAAATCTGCAGGATGCGACTTTTGCCATACTCTTTGATTTCCGTCTCATGGTACCCACCAAGTTGAAACGAACCGTTTTCAATGGCAGCAGTAAGTTTGGATATAACTTCCTCCCTATGTGCAAGTAGCTTTTTCCCTTGGATTGATTCCTTACGATCCGTTCCGCGCAGTACGGCATCGAATGCCTCCGACATATTGGAGTATTCGATGATTTCCTCTATGATATATCCTTCCCTGCGCATGCGGTTCTGCTGTTGGTTTGTAAATACGGAAGATAAGGGCCTTCCTTTCCCCGGGTCTGACTTCTTCGAACTGATAACAGCCTACCAAACTCCACCCGACGCGTGATTTTTCAGCTTTCCACCCTAATGGGTGCTGTTGCTG